CTCCAGGTATCAAGATTCAGCATGAGACGGCAATTTCTGCTGGGCGCTACGCCGTGACCGTCACCAAGTCGCAGCGATGGGGCGTCATGCTGCCGCTCATTGACGTGGGGCAGGGCTGGACCGGCGTCCGTCTCCACGCCGGGAATACGACGGCAGACACGTCTGGGTGTATTCTGGTCGGTCTGTCGCACACCGACCACACGATCCTGTCGAGCCGGTTAGCACTCGCCAAGGTGCAAGGCGCACTCGCTCAGGCGCTCGCACGGGGCGAGCCGTGCTGGATGACCATCGTGAACCCCACATTGAAGGAGCCACATGTCTTGGTTTAGTCGCCTGCTTGCCGTCCTCATTCGCCGCAGACCGTCCCCGCCGCCCGTTCCCGTCCCCCCACAGTCTGCCCAGCCCATCATGCGTGTGTCGGTGTGGGCCGCAGAAGGGGGCTTTGCGCCGGTCGTTGGCGGCATGGTGACGCTCGATGACCCGACATGGCCGGCGGTGGCCGGTGTCCTTGAAGAGGGCCGTCTCCGCTTTGACTTGCCCGCCTCAACGCAATGGGGCTGGGCGGCGACGTTGTCCGTGGCGACGACGGTGACGACGACCCAGCGCATTGTGCTGGCAGCGGACGTGGACGTGGCCGTGCCGCCGGTCTGGGTACCGCAATCGCGCCTGACGACGACCGGGCAGTTCTACTACCGGGACGGTGCGCCGTTCACCATTATTCAGTGCAGCGACTTCCAGCTCTACGAGCGGTATCTGCGCGGCGAAAACATCAGTGCCGTGCTGAGTGACCGGCGCGACCTCGGCTTCAACACCCTGCGTGTCTGGTTGCTGAACACCAGCGTCTGCACCATCCAGCCGAAGGATTTCCCGGCGTTCTACAGCTCACTGGGACCGTTCCTCGACCTGTGCGACAGTTACGGGCTGTACGTCGAACTGACGGTATTTACCCAGACCGAGACGCTCATGCCGTCATTGGCTGAGCAGCAGGCGCACTACGACCAGACGGTGCAAGCCGTGGGCGCACGGTTCTGCTTCATCGAGGGGGCGAACGAGTACGACCAGCATGACAACGCCTTCAACGAGAACCTGAATCTCTGGCGTCCTGACGGAGCCATCTTCGACCTGTGCCGTGCCAGCATGGGCGCGGATAGCTGGGCCTGTGAGCCGGTCATTGACTCCACCAGGTATCACAGCAACGACACGGACGAGTGGCAGCGACGGTGCGCCCACAACGGTATGGAGATGGGCGATGCGTTTGGCAAGCCAAATTTTGCGAACGAGAACACGCGCCCGGACCATGACCCCAACACCCAGCATCACTACGATGCGGCGGCTGGGGCCGCGTTGCTGTCAGCGGGGAGTTGTTTCCACAGCAATGCGGGGAAAGACTCAACGATCCTGGCGGGCAACGACCGGACGTGCGGACAAGCGTGGGTGGCGGGCGCGACGAGCAGTGACCTGTCGCAACGCATCTACGGCTACGTGCATCGCACCGACCTTGAAACCAGCGATGTCATCCGCGCCTATCAGCGCGGCTCGTGCATCGTGTTGATCCACGCATAAGGAGCGTTATGAGCAAAAAGAGCCTGTTGGGCAGTCGGACGTTTTGGGCCAACGTGTTGGGTATTATCGTCAGCCTTGGCAGTGAGCAAGCCGGTATTGCCATCCCCCACGCGCCGGAGGTGCTGGCCGTCGCCAATATCCTGCTGCGCGTTGTGACCAAGCAGGGCGTGTACCTGCCGGGTCGATGACCATCCAGACGGCACACCGTGCCGCGTGGCTGGTGGTGATGCTGGTGCTGACCTCGACGTGGGTGGCGCGAGCGATGACGCAGGGCCTGCCGGCGGGGGTGCAAGTCTGCACCGGGCAGTATGCGCTCTGTGCGTCCTCGACCTGTACGCCGGTCCTCAATACAGATGGCAGTCCGAAGATGATCACGGTGAACGTGCAGGGCGGCGGGACCGCGCAGTATCCCGAGATGTCTTGCACCTGTCCGATTAAGACGGGACCGGCCATTGCGGACGTGCAAGGCGGCAACATGACGGGCAGTTGCACCCCTCCGGGTAAGAAACAGGTGTGGTCGTTCTTCTCGGTGGCCGAGCATCTGCCGCAAGCGATGAATCAGTGGTCGCGTCTGCCCGCCAAGTCGAAAGTGACGCCGCAACAGTGCGCGGCCAGCTTGAACCTCGGCGCAACGTTTGCCAACTGTTTCAGCTTCTCCTGCACCGAGACGACGAGCATCAATGGTGTCCGGCTGGCCGATTGCCGGTGTCCGGCTGGGGAGAATCTGGCCGGCGGTCCGGTCGCTTCCGCGACGGCGTTCTCGATGTCAGCGGGTCAGGGCGACCCGAGCTATTGTGGGAAGGTGCCGGTCGGCGCACCCACCCCGTAGTATCCTAGAGCCTCTGACGGAGCCGGTGTCCGGCGTCTGCCCACGCCGGGTGGTGCGACTGCCACGCTGGGAGGCCACCGGTTCCGTTAGGTTACGACCGCAGCACGGCGTGAAGGGCTTCTTCCACTGACCGCACAATGTCCCACGGGGCTTGCTGGTGGGCCTGGACGACGCTGAGACGCCCCTTCACGCCCGTCTTGACCTCAAGGGGCACCCACCGTGCCCCCGTCCAACACAAAAGGTCTGGAAGCCCCCTGCCGCTGATTTGCCAGACGACGATGCCGTGCGCCCGCAAGGCTTTAATCATGTCGGGTTCGACGGCGTCTCGACGTTTTCCGGCCCCGCCTTGTCTAAACATCAGCGATCGTGAGTAGGGCGCGAATCCGTGTTCGTGTCCGCGCATGGACGGGATGCTCGTAGCGCAGGACCAACACTGGCGGCACACAGCGCCGACACCAGCCGAAGCCGTACGGGGACTTGTCCTGGTTCCACTTGCGCGTGGTCTGCTTCCGGCACTGCGGGCAGATGAGCCGTGTCAGCACGGGCGAATCAGAGATGTGGCTCTTACTCACAGCGGTAGATGTCCGTTTGCAACTTCAGGCCGACCGGGAATGACGCATTCGTGCTAGTGAAGCTGGCGTCTTGATACACCACACGGTTCGTTGGTTGAATAGTGAGACGGCCACTGTCCAGTTGAATGAAGTGGAATTCTTTCGCTTGTTCCGGCTGGGCCGAGAAGGGGTCGCCCACCGGAGCGACGGCAAACAGATGCCGACCTGATTGAACAATAGTATCTGTCTTCGCCAAACAAGATAATCCCGACAGATACGGATATTCAATGACCGAGAAATCGGTGCCATAGCAGTCCCATGTTTGTGCGGCTTCTTCATATGTATCGTCGTCGTCGCCACCATTGTCGGATATCTGTATAAACGCGATAGCCATCGGCGGCAGGGCGCGATAGACCGCCCCACTCTCCAGCAGCACGGTGCAGCCCCACATGCGACCGGGTAGACTGACCAGTCCAAACCAGACCGCTGGCTGAAAGCGAGGCGTCTGCGTCACCGTATGGGTGAAGGTAGTGTCCACCCAGACGTAGCGGTGGGTGACGAGCGAGCCGACGACGGTGTTCAACATCGTGTGTGTCTCTTGCACATACGTGTGCCCTTGTTCCTTGCCTTGCCTCACCAAGCCCAGCCTTGCCCCGCCGTGCCGCGCCCTGCCCCGTTCCTCGCCTCGCCGCGCCACGCCTCGCCGCGCCCAGCCTTGCCTTGTTCCTCGCCGTGCCCAGCCTCACCGAGCCTCGCCATGCCTCGCCTCGTTCCCTGCCTCGCCTCGCCAAACCTCGCCCAGCCCAGCCTCGGTCCGTGCCGCGCCTCGCCTTGCCTGACCTCGCCAGACCATGTTCCTTGCCACGCCTCGCCTTGCCTCGCCCCGCCTCGCCTAGACCTGCCTCGCCTAACCCCGTTCCTTGCCGCGCCCGGCCCGGCCAAGCCACGCCTTGCCCCGCCGTGTTCCTTGCCTTGCCTTGCCCCGCCGTGCCTTGCCCAGCCGTGTTCCTTGCCTAGCCACGCCTCGCCTTGCCTCGCCCCGCCTCGCCACGTTCCTTGCCTCGCCAGGCCGAGCCATGCCGCGCCGCGCCCAGCCCAGCCGCGCCTTGCCGGGCCAAGTCCCTCGTTAGCCGATGGCCGCTGGCAACACCGGCTTGGTCGTCCTCGCTTGCAGCCGTGCCGACTGCATCACCGTCGCTGCCACCCGCTGAATGTGTTCCGCTTGCTGCCGTTCCTTGACCGACAACCGTGCCCAGTCCGTGCTGGTCACCACGGTGTGGGCGCGACGGAAACTTCGCACCCCCATCCGCAGTTTGGTTGAGGACAAGTCCACCCGTTCTCCCGGCGCAAGGGCGGTATACGCACCCTCGCCAGCCCGAAGGTAGACGTTGTGTTCCTTGATGAGCCGGTTGCGCCACGCGCTCGTGACCGTCCTGAAGCGCGACATGGACGGGTCCACATGAATGAGGGCCGTGATGTCGAGATACGGCATCCTGACGCCTTCGGCTGGCACCCCGTAGACCGCAAACAACTGGTGAACATCCGCCTCAGTCGGAATCCCTGCCGCGAACAATGGCGAGCTGCTCATCGCAGCGCCGTCGTTGTCGCCCGGAACCGACCCCACGGACCCGGCTTGCCGGGGCTGCTGGGACGCCAATCGCCCAGCCCGCAGTAGGTGCCTGCCATCTCCAGAATCAACTGGAGGATGTCGCCCGTGATCGTCTCATCAACCACGGTGATGCTGCCGCTAATGGACCACGCATTGAAACGGGGACGCACCCGGACATGCTTGGACATGCCGACCTTCGCGGCCTTGGCAAACAGTTCAAAGCCCAGTGCCGTAGCAGCGGCTTCATGCGCCTCGTAGTCCTTCTCAGCGGTCAGCGGAGACAGGCTCGACCACGGCACCTGGGCGCCCTCGCCGGTCAGCAGCGGCCAGAGCATCTGGTCCACAATCAGCCCGCTCTGCGACTGGCGTTTATACGTTGCGCCCTTCTTGCCGGTGGGCACCCGTGCGCCGCCTTCGCGGAGCAGCGTCATCAGGTTGTCGGCGGGCATTCCCAGCCGGACGCCATCGTGATAGCAGTAGCCCAGCCACTTCCACGCCGGGGTGCGGTCATCCCCGGCTTTGCTCAGGCGCTTGTTTTCCGGGTTGGCGAGCCAGCGGTCCAGTTCCGACCGCCACTTCAGGTCGTCTGCGTGCATCAGGAGAGGAGATTCGCCGGTCAGGGTAACTGCGTACTTAGTGACACTCATAGTGGATGCCTTTGTGATGTGGCGTGGCGTTAGGCCACGCGCTCAGCAAGTTGACGAGTGCCACAGGCCCAGGAAGACGCGCAGGGGGTGGCGTGCGGACAGTCGTAGAGGATACCGCGAGTCGAGGCGCGTGGAGCGGCTACGTCACTGGCATACTCGTCTTCCCAGCGCCCGCCATTGAGCCAGGTGGCGGGATGACAGTAGTCTTGCGTCTCAGGCTTGTGCTGGACGTAAACCGCTACGGCGGCGAGCAGCGTGTCGGCGTCGGTGAGTTTCAACGCCTTGGCGTACGCGGCTTTCGCCGTGAGCTTCGCAATCTTGCGCGGATACGCTTGCCACCAGATTTGGAACGTGTCGTTGGTCATACTCTAGCCCTCGGAGAGCAAGGTAGGCGTCCCTGACGTGCTGCCCGATGTGGACATGACGGTCAGGAGCGCCGGGTTGGGTGAGACGTGCCCCCCGCCGCAGCCCGACCTCGTCAGGCTGCGACAGGAGCACGACGTAGGCATCGTGCTTAGAAAGGAATCGAGTCATCATCCAGCATCGCCGTCTGGGCGGGCAGCACACGCGGCTGCGGGGCGGGCATGTCCTCGCGAGGATTGCTCTTTTTGACGCGCCAGTCTGGGCTGTTGGCGTTGGTCTTTGGCGGAATGGCAGCGAACACCACCACCGGCTGTTCATGGGCACACTTGGCACAGATCACTTTGCCCGACATGAACGCTTTTCCTGCCGCCGACAGTTTGTTCCAAAACGCGCCAAGGTCATCGGGATTCTTCTCATACGCCACGGGTCACATCCTTTACGGGAAACTGTCGGTCAAGCCGGTCAACGAGGTGCTCGACCTCGTCGAGGAACGTGCGAAGCAGGGTGTCGTAGGCGTCCAGGTCGAGCATCGCTCGCCGGACCTCGACGTGGAACAGCGGGGCGCGGGTAAACGACGGGCAGTAACTGGCGAAGTGAATAGACGATGCGCCGGTCAGCCAGAGCGCATGGGTCAGTTGCCCTAAGTATTTGGACGGCACACTCTCTGGCGTGTCGAACATCTCCAGATGAGTCGCCATGCGCGGGCACTTCACCTCGACCAGCGTGTCGAACCCTGATCCCGACACGCCGTCAGGACTATACCCCGCCTGCAACTCGTCATGCGTCAGGTAGCCGACCGGTCGAATGGCCCCAGGCAGGACGCCGGTCATCTCCAGCGCGACTAGTGCCTCGGGTTCCATGTCGATGCCCCTCTGCATGTCGGCGTTGATAAACGTCGGCCCATCGTCAGGTAGACCGCTCAAGCGCTCCTGCGCCAGCAGCATCCGCAAGTCACGGCGACCGGCAGACTCGGTCTTGCTCTTCAGCGCCGTGAGGAGGTGCTGGGCTTGTGACCCAGACACCCGTCCGCAGCGCAACGCGAACCATTCGGGAGAGCGTTGAGCGACGTGGTGTTCGGTCATGCGGGCATCTCGCGCATCGAGCCGCCGGCCCGCTTCATCACGTCCCGGATCTTCTGTTTGCCCGCCGCATACAGCGCCTCGCTTTCATCGAGCGTCTGCACAGCCTCGACGCGCATGGCCTCCACAGCGATGCCAGCTGCCTCGATGGCGGTCACCAGTGCCTCCGCAGGGGCCATCGCGGCCTCCTGACGGGCCTTCAGCGCCGTCCATGTCCCCATGTCCTTCGACCGGAGCAGTGCGGCGTAGGCGGGCTGGAGCTTGATAGCCGCAACCAGCGCCTGGAAGTTGCCCGTATCGGCAATGGGCTTCAGCGTCTCCAGCCACGCAACGTAGGCGTCCTGCGCCGCAGCCGCCGCCGCGTCGTCTTCCATCGGCACATCTTCTCCGGCGTAGATGTAGAGGCCCAAGCCGCACATCGCAATGCCTTTGACCAGCGCCCGCTGCATGGCGCTATTCACCGCGAACGCGTCAGGAGCTACGATGGCTCGATTCTTGTTATCCATGACGGGGAGCCACACCGTCTTACTTCGGCCCCCGACCGTCACGGTGCAGCACACCATTGCGGTGCCGTCATGCAGGATGCACACGGGCTGGTCGTTCCACAGGCGGTAGTCCCATGACGCGTCCGGGTCGCGCCGGAGCAGTTGATCCACGGCCCATGCCCAGGACAGGTAGGTCAACCCGCCCTTCTTCTCGGTGTGGGCGTTGACGTCGATGCTGGCGAGTGTCGCGTATGTGATGTCGGTCATTCTGCCTCCGCTCTGCGGGTGTCGAGTTCGAGTTTCTCTTTGATGATGGCGTCGAGCGTTTGCTCCAGCCAGTCGTCGGTTTCGAGCAGTTGCACGATGGCCGCGTTCAGCAGTCCGTTGTTGCCCTGACAGGCGTCGAGTGCCAGTCGATACAGCGCCCCTGGCAGGCGCACTCGGAGCATCATGTCTTAGACCCCCCAGCCGTACCGCTCGGCGTGGTCCATCTCGTCGTCGTCGTCATGGTCATCGTCGTCGTCCTCGTCGTCGCGGTTATCGCGCATGTCCCGGTCGGGGTCTGGCGGCTCTTCCCCCCGTGGGTGGTCATCCGGCTCGGTCGTCTTCCAGTCGTCGTAGCTCAATGCGTCACCGTCGGCGCATCGGCGTAGCGCAGCATGGCCGTGGCGATGGCGCGTTTGACATCGACCGGGTCCATGCCCGTAGACACACTGTCTACCAGCTCAATCGCGTCGAGCGCGTTCACGATGCTATCGAGCAACAACTGTCGTCGGACGTCG